GGCCCTGACTAATCAGTCAGGCGGGTGTCCCAAGGGATAAGGACAAAATCTGGCAAACTTACGGGTTTCTAAGATTATATCCCGTAAGTGGCGGATTCTCATCCGCTTTGTCGCACACCAACCACGGACCCACTTGTGGCCAATGGAGAACTACACGACGAGACACTTCCAAGCTGACTTTTCTAGAATCAACCGGAATTTTCAACGGCGTCTTTATGACCGGGACTGCTGAACAGCATCTCGGTTCAGGAAATAAAGACACAATGCAACCGCCTCCCCGAGCTCCGGGTTCCCACAAGTGGGGGAGCTTTTCGATGGGAAAAGGCAAATCACAAGGTAAGGAGAAACGACGCTTCTCAGCTTCGTATAACCAAGCCGTTAACCCAGCATGACCTGTAACGCGCACTGTTCGAGTGCATAGGTTTACCGTTTGAACACGATATCCTATAAAACGTTCCCCCAATGGTGGGGGTGTACCCAATTTCTTGGGACAGGTATAGTAGGCAATCGATGGACGAGCCTGATCAAAGGACATGATCAGACCATCATTGGCATCCGAGAATGGTATGCCAAATTCCAGGTAATCCTTCGATAGGTGGCTAACAACGAAACGCCATAGTGGTTCAAGGCGTCCGTCAAGAGAGCCAGAAGGATTTCGAGCCCATCGCGTGATGTTATTCGCGAGGAGCAAGATCTGGTCTGGGCGGTCAAGCCCAGCATCGATGTAGAAAGGTGTCACATCACGCCCGTCCAGGTAATGGACGCCGCAAGATTCGCGGAAAAGCGGACCCTCTGTGGTGGAAAACGATTTATTCTCATTGAGTCTAAAACCGAGATGCGCCAAAGCTTTGGTAAGCAACGGAACAGTCTCAGTGGGGACTATAAGATCGTCTCCATACACAGAGATATCGGCCTCGACGTCGAGGATTTCGCACACAGCCGAGCATAACGACCAAAAGATTAGGGATTCGAGTTCAAAAGTGAACCCGTTACCCATGGCCGAGAATAACTCGTACTCGTGTGGGCGAATTTCGTCAATCAGACAACCTTCGGTGCGAAGACTATTTAATACTTCGTACCAAAGTGGGTCGAAATATCTGGCATCATGGGAATGATTACCCAAAAATGTCCAGACGCAACCTCTGGTTACGCTATTGCTGGCACTCTTGATATCGAGTGTAGCTAAGCGTCCCGTAATCGAACCCTCACGGGCTCGACGCTGATTGATCGACTGATCGTTAAGATTGATCCCCCAGGGAAACATCCTTTTGCGCATGCAATATCCCACTCCGAGTTGGAATGCGATATTCATGCACGGGGCTATCCCGATTGTTCGATCAGTGACGGCATTCTTCGGAACCGTCATAAATTTGTCCAACTCCCTAACAACCAGTTTTCGTGAGAAGGCTGGTAGGCAACTGGAGGGCCCTGTAACAGGCACCGCGTCAACATCCGAACTCACACCCAACCGAGACGCCCATTGTGGGACATGCTCAAAGAAGAGGTGAGCCAGATTTAACGCCGAAGATGTAACGTGCGGTGTGCCAGAGAGTTTTTCAACAATATTGACGGTTTCTCCGCCAATACGAGTTGTGGCTCCTGGACCAAAGCGTACCCCGTCAACCCACCAATCCGTCCGAAATCTCCCAAGCACCGTAACGGCTTTCCGTGACGCCAAGTTAACTACTTGACGTACGCGTAGATCTTCTACGTCGTTAGTGGAGAGACGATCGTTCGTTTCAGCATTTACCGCTTCATCCTCGAGAAACGTGAGGAAAGCAGCCTGGGCTGTATCTATCCCAAGATCAAAATTGGGATACTTACGCAAGACTTCCTTCAGAAGGTACAGATCTCTGAAGTTTTGTGTGAAATCAGGCATAGGACGAGAGATAATCGCCGCCGGTGAGGTGTCAACGTCTATTTCAAGACATCTTGCCAAAACAGCGAAGAATTCTCTTGCGTCGATAGGGGTAAAGCTCAAGTCATGACGACTACGAGACTTTGCCATGGAAGTACTCCAATGGATAAACGCCAATATAAGGACATACAAATACGCGGGTTCAAATCACCACACGAACTCGTCATCCTTAACAAGAGCAGTAACAACACTACTCAAGCACGCGTTGGGTAGAAGGGCCATCGCAACCCCAGTTGCTGGGGACTCCCATGAAACAGGGACAATTAAGGTGGCCTTAAACTGCGCGTAATCAGCTACTCGTTTCACCGTGACCCCATTCAAGACCTCGGAAATTACTCGAGGAATTTTCAGGGAAACGTCAGTGGTGCGAACGAGGTTACTCGCCTTTCGTCTTAAGGTTAGGGTCTCGCGACCCCCCACAAAGGTCTCATCACGATTGGTATAGGTTGCGGTATCACCGCTTATGCCTGTACCTGTAAACGTATGAGCCACAGGGGTAGGACTAGTACCGTCATTGATGACGATCGGAGCATTAGCGCTCATTTGGATCTCCAGATATTGGAGGTGGAAAAACAGGACTGGGTTGATGCAAAGAAGCAACAACTCACTTAAGCAGGCCCACACGTAACTACACCTTCTTGACCCACCCGATTAGAAGTGCAATCGAGTCGGCAAGTCGTTTAGAGTTAATAGGGTCCTGCTTTAGTACAAACAAGTCCGGAAAGGGAAAGTCCGACACTGTTTTTCTCTCGAATTGAGTGTGGGTTCCCGGACCCGAATGCTCCTCGACGACGATATTTCCGCCTGTCAAGGTAGTTTCACCAGACCACTTCAAGTACGTGGTCTCGGTGCCGCCGCGGAAGGTGAAAGGTATAGTTGCATCTAAAGCGCCTAGCCAATCGCCCACGCTGAGAAACCAATCAGCAACGAAGCTGAGTGTAGTGGCTTCCCAAGCTGCCTGAGTAAGGTTAGTTACACCTATCTCAGACAGTTGCAGGTACAATATGTTCGTTAGATAAGCATCATAGCGAACACGTGCACCATACTCCATCTCCAGAACACGTCGTGTGACAGTGCCTGTAGTGGGGTAATATCGACCCACATAGCCTGTGTACTGTTCAGCGATCATGGGCTCTTTCAACTTGTAAGAGGATTTCCCACGAGCAGTGACCATGTAACGGTTATATGAGCCGTCGTCCTTTTTGGACAAAGCTTCTATAGCCCCCTGAACATCGAGTATAGTGGGGATCACCCCATATCTCCATGTGAGCCAGCAATCTGGCAGTTTTTTCCAATCTTCATCGGAAGGGGGAGGCGGTACGTACTTTTTGGGCATACTTCTTCGGGGCTTTTTGGCCCTTGGAGGTTTGACCTTACGCTTTTTCTTCTTCGCAACGATGAATTTGCAGAAGTCGATTACTGTCTGTACCGCATCTGTGGCCAGATTAACCGTGTCTTGCCTTTCGGCAAAAGCGACAGAAAGGTTAACTGTTTGATCCTTTAACGCTAACAGGCCCTTATTCCGAGCCAATCTGAGACTTTGGTCGCAGACTGCAGGAAAAGAAGTCGGGAGTCCCGTCAGATTAGGGATACCAGCTAAGAAGGAGTTGTTGCCGGCGAAATTCGTCCAGGTCTGAAACCAGTACGAAAATCGAAGATACTCATGTTTAGTGAGTGACCCATGATAAGGGGACGGCTGTCGCCATCCATCCTCTTCAAACGGGTTTACCGTCAACCCAGCACGACTGAAAGAAGAGCTCAGGTAACCTCCCAAAACTTTTGGTTCGGGATCTGAGAATCTCACAACTCCAGACTTGAGATAAGTGGCAGTTTTATCCGCTACTTTCGTAGAGCCGGAGCTAGGAAGTCTAATCATGCTATGTGCACTCCATGAGGTTAACTAAGCCTCAAGCACATTTACTTAGAAGGCCCTTAGCTTATAGAACTCCTGCGTTGCTAGTGCAGGGAGTATAAGGCCAAAGGCCCGCTAGGAAATCGTAGTAGCAGTACGAAGTGGAAGAGTAGGTCATAAGGACCCTACAGGTCCGAAGAGCGCGTTAGCG